CAAACCTTTACCAATATCACCAGTGCGTGCTGTTTGTACACCGCCGACAATACCAGCAGCCATCATGGGATTGATTGCGCCGCCAGAGAAGAAAGTTAACCCAGCGCCAATAATAGTTGGCAACAATTTATCTACCCAACCAGCTTCAGGTAAACCCGTTTCTGGGTTAATCGTAAGCGAGCCGCCGTGGGCTTTGGCCAAGGCTTGAAGCCCCGCAACTTCACGTGGGGACATGTGGATAAGCATCGAGTCAGGGCCGCGACCCTTTGATGCCATGTGGTCGGCTAGTACTGCAAGGCTCATAGTTGCCTCTCAAAATGGGGGTTGTTTGATAATATCATGTTGGTAGCGCGGACACAAATGTTATGGAGCCGATTGCTGACGGTATGGATGGTCGTGCGTAAGGAGAAGTAGCCGCTGGCGCAGCTTCAATATAGACACCTGATGCCCCACCGCTAACGGCGGCTTGGTCAGTCGCCCACCAAAGCTCAATTCTGTCTTGGGCATTTACTGGGAAAACAATGCTTGAAAACGCCAGCAATTCAAAAGGCTCGCCCGCACTCTTACGCGCAGGAAGCGTAAACTTTACGCCAGACAAAGGTACGTCGTCGCCATTAACACGAAGCCACACGGTTGCAAAATGTATAGCGTTGTCGTTGTTGGCAAGCTGAAGACCGTAGTCAATCTTGTACACCCCAGCAAAATCATTAGAGGCGTAGCCAGTAGGGTACAGCGTAAAACCCTCAATAGTTTCTGCCGAAGTCCAGCCGACTTTAGTGGGGGTATCGTTTGCTGTAGCGTATTGGTCAAGGTTGCTAGACGCAGAAATATGGGGGAAGCTAATGTACTTGCCGCCCGTGGGCCCTAGCAGTTCTGACAAAGCATTTTGCAGTTGGTTAAAGTACAAACGCAAAACGTTTGTAAACTGATCCTGATACCGGCGCTCGTACGTGTCCGTGCCCAGTGGTAAGTTGGGTGGTGCAGGGGTAATGATCCTGTTCTTGGCCATTAGCGCCTGCCGTCAGGACGAATATCAATACGTGGTGCGCCCAACTGCCAGCAGGTGTTGATTTGGTTGGAGGCAATCTTAAAGATCATCTGGCGACCGCGCATGCGAGTAAAGATCATGCCGGTGAACTGCTCGGTAATCACGTACGTGTTGCTCTTAGCCACAGGCTGGGCGGCTGTGCTTGTTACGCCAGAGCCTGAGTTAGCCAGACCATACAGCGTCATCGTCACCGATGGCAAAGCGCCAGCAGGGGTGCTCTCAGCGTTCTCAAAAGTCAGATCAGGAAGGACGCGCCACACAAAACCAAAATTGTGTCCGTCACCAATGTCAAACTCTGAGGATGAAATGTAAGCGTTAATAGCTGTAGCGGTGCCAGTTGTGTTGTCATTTAAGCCAGTCTCGTGGTTAAGCATGACGCCTGTAGCGGTAGAGCTTGTGTACTTAGCAGCAATTGGATACGGTTGCAATCCAGAGTCTAGCCAAGCCGTACGCTCCATCGTGCCGTAGTACCAGATTTTCTCTAGGTAGTTGTAAATGACGTACCTGTCTACAGTGGTGGAGTTGGCCGAGCAATAGAACCACCAGACTTCATTAAAGCCTTCGTTTGTACCGCAGAACACTTGCAGAGCTTGCTCTTGGTTTAAATCGCCAAACACGAATCGGCGTAAGTCACAGTTCAACGTCTGCACGCGGCCATCATAGGAGTAGAACTTGTCCACGCCCATCCAGTACACAATACCAGACGCAATTACCGCCGCGTTGGGGCTCATGATGGAAATGTTATCGCTGAGGAGTTGCGGTGCCCACACGTATGGGGGGCCAAGGTACTGGAGCGAGTACGCCGCAGAGTCAGTCAACATAAAAATTTCTTGACGCGTCTGAACCGTTGCAACAATCTCAGAGCCGTGCGATATACGAATAAAACCAGCTTGATTAGTTGCGTCAGGTGTCCAGTTGTACGGGTCATTCTGCGCTGACCAGCGAATCAACATGGGGTCAATCTCTGACTCGCCGTAGTCGTTACAACCAAACGCAATAATGAACCGAGAAGTGTCAGACACCGCAAGATTATTTTGTACTACGGGCACGTCAACAATCAAAGACACATAAACGCCCGTGCCGGTAGAAGATGTGTTAATTTCGTTGCCCGCGCTATCCAGCAGTTTAAAAGTATTTCCGTTTACGTCATACGCATAATACGTCGTGGCCGCAGATATTCCAGTTGGGAGTGCTGTAGTAGCCGCAAACTGAAGAGCCGCGCCCTCGGTGTAGATAACACTAGATGTAACAACTGTAGGGGATGCGCTTGTAAAGCTGACTGTACCGCCCAAAGAATTGAGCAATACGCCACGAACGCCCGTGCCGTTGTTCTGTGTCCAGTAATAAAGACCCCCACTGCGAGGGCCAAAAACCAAATCTTCTCCGTAGTTGTTTTGGTTCCACAATCTTAGCGCCGTGGTCGATGTTCCGCCATTACCCCATGTAGTGCCGGCTTGCCCCCACGACCCCGCACCCCAACCTGTGAGCGGAACAGGAACAGCAGGCCCAACATTAATTTGATACACGCCAACAACAGAAGACCCGCCTGTAGCGCCAGAAGCAACTACAGTTGGCGCGGTAGAGATTGTGTAGGTGTTGGCAGTTAAAACAGTAACTTGAAACTCCGCATTCAAAGTTGCTGCGTACGTGCCGGTAGCTCCTGAGAAGGTAACAAAATCCCCTGTTACGCAGCCGTGGCTTGCGTCTGTAACAGTCACAGTCGTTGTTCCGTTACCAGCAAACGTGACATCGCCAGCCGCAGTAGTCAAACGAATAGGAGTAATGTCATAGTATTCAGTACCTTGCAGAATATAGAACTTAAGGTTTGTTCCCACACCAATTAGGTTGCTGCCCCCAAGCGATGTCCAGTTCCACAAAGACCGGCACACGCCTTGGTATGTGATTGAAGAAAGGGGCTCCCATCCACCAATGACTTCTGGATTGCCTTGACGGAAACGGATTTTGTCGCACTCGTACCAACCACCCTCGGTGGTGTATCGCGTGTTCTCTTTATTCACGCCCGGCTTAAACAGGATTTTTTGTAATGGCATGGGCTACCTTTATTTGCTGGCAACGCCTTTGCTCTTCTCATAAGAACGCATACCGGCAATGCCCAAGATGCCTGATAATATCACCCAGAGCTGGTCTGCGTCTAGTACTGGAGGAGGCTCTAATCCTGCTGGAACCCAGCCTGTTGCTTGTGCCCATTTCCAGCCCCACTGAAACAGCGGATACAGCAGAAACTGATACCCCATAGCAGCTACACCAATCCATCCAATTGCAGGTCTCCAGCCTGAAACAAACACACTGGATGATGCAGCTTCAATCTTGTTGACCTCGATCTGCGCTAAGTCTGTAGCTTGGTCAATTTTCTTTTCTTCCAGATCAAGCTTACGCTGCTCAATCTCCATCTCCATGCGTTCTTTGTCGGTGGTGACCAGATCACCGGCAACCTTACCAACAGCTTCAATAATTGATCCAACAGCCAGCAAGCTCATGCTAGACCTTTCAATGTGCGGTTAATCCAACCCTTGAGGAACTTTACCTGCACGGGGTTCTTATTGCATATCTCAACATAACGGGCAATCTTTGCCAAGGCGTAGGATTCTTTGAACCGCTGGCCGTCCGTAATTTGGTTGAGTTTCTCAACTGTTTTAGCGCCAATACCGCCATCAGGCGTAGCACCAACAACAAGCTGGGCCAGTTTCACAGCCATTCCCATGCCTGCATTTACACCAAAGTTAAAGATGCTGTTGGCTACATCTTGGTTCGTAATCTCATTACCGCGCATCTTGTCCCAGAACTCAACGCGATAAAACTCCCGCACCATGCCGGTCAAGGAGCCGCCAAACTCTTTCTTATCCACCAGCGGCCAGCCATTCCACTGGGGGTTTTTGTTACGAGCAATACCAGCATAGGTCATACCGCCCGTGTCGCCGGGTACTTCGTGGAGGACGTAGCCGCCCTCGTCTCTAATCATTTGCTCAAAAGCTGGTTCAAACTGAGCCATTACTGTTTACTCCTTGAAAGCATACTGCTGGCAATCTGCAACATACTAATTGCTTTGTTTAGGTCTTTAGGCTCTTTGTCCCAGCCAACGGTAATCTGCCCAACAAACCGGCCTTGCTCTGGGGGGACGCTGACACGGCAACCAAAGGTTACGCCCTTATCAATGTACCAAAGACCTATTTCACTCTGGGGCCTAGCGTACTCGCCGCACGGTATTTCATTTGCCATTAGCGCAATCACATCATGATTATTGGCGGCACTTTGTGTAAACAGACCAACATCTAAACCGTCATGTGTTTTGTCTCGGCCTTCCCGCGTATACGCACGGAACAGAATCCTTGTCCCAAACAATGGGTTGACTTTAAAAATTGCCACCACGGTTGCATCTGAGTTTTTAAACAAATGCGCTGCAACATCTTCTACCCTGTCTTCTGCAATGGTTGGAAGCTTCTTATTCTCTTTGTATGCCTCAAACAAGAACCCTTGGTTCTGCCAAAGAAAGTAGCCAGAGAACGCGAACACCGCCATGAGGATCAGCGCAAACAGTTTAAATGGGCTGTCAACATAAGACAGCACCTTGCTCAATACGTCTGCTGGCTTTTCGTCACTCATCCTAGTCCAATCATTCCAAGAAACTTGTTAACAATCTTGTCGGACAGATCGTCCGGCAGAAACTTGAGGAAGCCGAGCACGTACCACGCAATGCACATACGCACGAAGATTTTGAGGAAGAGGTCAAATTGCTTCTGGTACTCATTCACCGACCACACCTTGTCTTAGCGCACAAATCAACTACTTCAGCTATCCCCCAGCCCACTGCACCCAAAAACATCACAATAATCACAATGGCAATCGCCCATTGCATCTGTTCAGCTTCGGTTTCTTTTTGCCTTTTCTCTGCGGCCTTTAACTCCGCCATCTCTTTGGCATCATCCCTGTCCATTTCGGCTTGACGGGCCTTGGTTGCATTCCATACGTCAATACGGCCAGCCTGCATGAACAGCATTTTGAGTTGCTCCTCAAACCGCTTCGCCTCATCAAGCGCCATCTCAATCTGTAGAGCCGCGCCAAGGTTGGATTTACCACCTGTGCGCTTGGCCTGAAGCATGGCCTTGGTTGCAGTGCTTTTGGCATCGAAAAGCTTCGCAATGGATGGAGCCAATCCCGCTAGATCACTAGCGACTTTGCTGGCTTTCTTAACGACACTGATCGCACTTTGCAATCCTTCTAGCGCCGTTATCGGGTCGATAGGAATCATGGCCACATCCAAACTACAGTAAACGTGCCCCACATAACAAAGGCTGCAATACAGGCTGCCGCAATAAATGCTTCAGCCCAGTCTCTCATGATTATGGGATTTCAACGAGCATTGCTACGCCTACTGGAGCAGGCGGCGTGTTTGATGCCCCGCTTGCGGCCAACTCTGCTTCAATAGCCGCTTTGTTTGCTGCTATCTGCGCTAACTCTTCGTCTGAGTAAGGTCGAACCTCCCAGCCCAGCACCCATTGCCCGTCAGTAAGAACCGGCGGGTACACATACTCTGCAACATGTGTTGAAGGGTCATGCGCAGGTATGGGGGCAGGTTCAACCACCGCGTATTGTGCAGGCAGTGTGTACGCGGGGTATACCAGCGATTGGTCGATCCCGCCGTCCTCTTTAACGCGCCCTTCAAAGACAGGGCATTCCATCGTAGTTGTGTTAACAAAGAAAGTCATGATACCTCTTTATGGAATGTTTGTGAGTAAGGTGCGTGTCGTACCCATGGCTCCAGCAACGTTGCCTGTTGTGACTGGCGAAGTGCCGCTTTGACCCGGTACACTGCCGTTGCTTACAACCTGTAAATACGAAGACGCGTCGTCCCACGTACTGAATGAATCGTAGGTGTATGTGCAACTGTTGTAGCCCGTATATGAACCTGTCTTAGAGCCATCATTTGGAAGTTTTACAACTAGAGCAGCAAAGTTAGGTACGTTATACGTCAAAGATAAGTACATAGTACTTCCTGTGATAGCAATAGTGCCGGGTTTTTGTATATCGCCGTTTGTACCCGCGCTCTTGTAGAAACGACGTAACCATACAGCATTACCGCTAGTATCAAACTTCACGAATAGCGGTCTGTTTGAATTAGCATTATGGCCGGTTGCGTACAGATACCCTGTTGCAGTATCCACATATAGATAGTTACCTTGGCAGTTTTCACCGGCATCTTGGAAACGTCTAGCCCATATCAAATTGCCTGAGCTATCAAACTTCATGATAAGACCGTTCACAAATATTCCTGCGGACGAGCTATACAACGCACCTGTGGCGTATACGTATCCACCATATGTAACTAAGTAACGTATAGAGACTGATTCGGAAGAAGTTGTGCCGTTAACGGATCGTATAGTCCTGCCCCAATTACGCGATGTACCCGCCGTGTTGAATGACAGCAGTGTTGCTACGTAGCCAGACCTGTCGTAAGCGGATAGATATGTGGCTGATCCGTCTCCTGTGGCAGCGGTAGAATCATACCCGTCGCGAAGCGCCCATTGTTGTGTGCCGCCTGTGTCGATTTTGATCCAGAAACCGCCATTACCCGAACCGGTACAGGTACCAGAAGCATAAATGTAGCCGTCTTGCCCTTGATTCATGGTTTGCACAATGTTTGCGTTTCCGCCGCCAACAAAAGCCCACGAACGGAACCAGTTAATACTACCAGCAGAATTTACGCTAGAAATAGCTGCGCCTTGGTTGCCTGTGTAGTTGTATCCACCACCATAATTAGTGCCGCCATCTGTGCTTGACCAACTAGACAAGCACAAGCTGCCTTGGTTTATATTGTTATTCTCTGAAGGGTACACGCTGTTATTGCTAGAAGTGTATGCGCTTGAATTAACCGCGCCTTCTTTACTAACGCGGGTGACAGGAGTATTACCGTAGCCGCCACCACCAATAATAGAAGTAAATCCATTCGAGTCCGCACCGCCGGGCATACCCCTCGCGCCTGACCAGTTGTTGTCCAAGAACGACATCCAGTAAGAGGCGGGTGTTGTAATCGTGTTACTTGTACCGCTGTTTGCGCTCTGGCCAATTGCATTGTTGGCACGTACATAGAAGTTGTAGCTTGACTCAGAGTTCAAGCCTGTAACCGTGATTGGGGAACTTGAACCTGTAGCGCTCTGACCGCCACTTGAGTACACCGTGTAGCCGGTAATAGCAGAACCGCCGGTAGCCAGAGAGCCCGTAGGAGCTGTGAACGTAACGGAAGCAGTGGACGAGCTTGCTGCTGTA